ATTGCTTATCCTTGGTTTGCGGCAGCAGGTACAAAGCGTGGTCTAGTATACAATGCTGCTCAAATTGGTTATGTAAATAGAGAAACCGGCGAGTTTATAACAACAAAGACACGTTTAGGTTTACGTGACACGTTATATGTTAACTTCATCAACCCAATCACATTCTTCAGTGGTGTTGGATTGTTGAACTATGGTAATAAAACAAGTTACAACTCACAGAGTGCATTGGATCGTACAAACGTTGCACGATTGATAGCATATCTACGTAGACAACTAACAATCGCCGCAAGACCGTTTGTGTTCGAACCAAACGATGGTTTAACAAGAGCACAGATTGCAGGTGTGATTCAAACATTACTAGTAGACTTAGTTGCAAAACGCGGTATCTATGACTACTATGTACAATGTGATGAGCAAAACAACCCACCAGCAGTTGTTGATAGAAATGAATTGTATGTAAACGTGGCAGTTGAACCTGTCAAGGCTGCTGAATTCATTTACATCCCGGTTCGTGTGTTGAATACAGGTGAGATATCACAAGGATAATATAGTGCCCTTCGGGGCACTTATCAGAGATAAATAAAAGTACAGGAGATTAAAAAATGGCAACAGCCTCACAATCATTGTTCAACATGACCGTAGCGTCAGACAACGCAGGTGGAAACCAAGGCTTGTTGATGCCCAAACTACAATTCAGATTTAGAGTTACTTTCTTAAATTTTGGAACAGGACCTAATTTCGAATTAACAAAGCAAGTTGTTGATGTAACAAGACCCAACTTATCATTTGATGAAATTACTATACCAATTTACAACTCAACAATGTATTTGGCAGGTAAGGCTAAGTGGCAAACACTTACAGTTAACATTCGTGATGACGCAACTGGTCAAGTATCTAGACTAGTAGGTCAACAATTACAAAAGCAAATGGACTTTGTTGAACAAGCATCAGCGGCAACAGGTCAGGATTACAAGTTCCAGTTGAACATTGAAGTTTTAGATGGCGGTAACGGCGCAGCAGTTCCTAACGTATTAGAAACATGGGAATTATATGGTTGCTTCGTTCAGGCAGCAAACTATAACACATTGAACTATGGTAATAACGAACCAGTTACTATCGCATTAACAATTCGTTACGATAACGCTGTTCAGTCACCACTAGCAAGCGGTGTTGGTACAAACGTTGGTCGTGCATTCGGTGGAGATACTGTAACCGGTATCGGCAGTTAATAATATCTAGGGCTGTATGTCAGCAAGTGGATATATTAAAGGCCAACTCAACAACCTCGTTGGGGCCTTCTTTGGAACGGAATGGTTGCGTGATTACAATCACGCAGCCAAAACCTTTAGGCCTAATGGCTACGCCAACGCTCCTAAGTTTAAGTTTTTATTTCATACTTATTTTGATATTAATCCTGACGTATATCCTGTAGGATTAGCATCAGGCGCAAACTTTGGATTGTTAGTTAAAAATATTAAATTACCTAGTTATACATTTAACACTCATAACATGAATCAGTACAATCGTAAAAGAATTGTACAAACTAAAATAAATTATAATCCAGTTGATATTGAATTCCATGACGATAATGGAAACTTGATTCGTAATTTAATGTATTATTATATGCTTTACTATTATAATGATACAAATAAACCTTACTTAGATAGAGCAGGCCCTCAAATTCCACCAGCACAATCTGGTCCTGGTGTAACTGGAACAATAGCAGTCAATAATAATGTATATCCACCTGGCTATAATTATAGGAATATATATGACGGTGATATAACTAATGATGTTGACTATGGTTATATAGGTGAATCGGTGCAAAGCCCATCAGCGCAAAACATGGGATATTATAAGATTCCATTTTTTAGAAACATTACAATTTACGGCTTCAATCAACATAACTTTGTAGCATATGTTTTAATTAATCCTCTTATAAAAGAGATGAGTCATGACCAGTATAATTATTCTCAAAGTGCAGAAACTATGTCTAATAAAATGACACTTGAGTATGAAACTGTGAAATACTACCAAGGAGCAATTGATGGTAGATCACCAACTAATATTGTTCAAGGATTTGGATCACAACAAAACTATGATACAAGACTAAGCCCACTAGCAAAGCCAGGATCTCAAGGAAACATTTTTGGTCAAGGTGGTTTGGTGTCCGGCGCCGGTGGTGCAATACAAGATTTAGCCAATGGTAATATATTAGGTGCTATACAAAAAGCCGGTACTACATATAATACATTTAAGAATGTCAACATTAAACAAGTTGCTAAAGGTGAATTTATCAATGGTATATCACAGGCAGTAAACCCCAACGTGCCTAATAGAAACTTAAATTTTGATTTTCCTGTATTTGGTTCTACTCCGAGTAAATACGGTACAGCAGGATCTTCAGCAGGTGGACTGACAGCACCTCCTACTATTAAAGGTCCAGGTGGAGGCTAAAAATGGCAAATGAAATTATTGATAATAGAATAAGAGGCGACCAAACTGTTAGAATTTTTAATCAGTTTTATGCCTTTAATTTAATTGTTCCTACTAATGAATATGATGTTGTTCATGGATATTTCTTAGATGTTTGTGAAACAAAACAAATTGCTGATAATTTTACAGCATTTTTGTTTAAGATAGCACAAGAAACACAAACAAGTGCATTAGAATTATTAGATGTGATTCGCGGCACCTCTAGATTGGATATGAACAAAATCATAAGTTACTATCTAAATAGTTTCAAATCAAAAACTGCACTATATGGTGTTGCATTTATACCTACCCCTAATCAGTCAGTACAAAGAAATATACTACAGTAAGTATGGCAAATTGGGCGCAAGGTGTATTCAATCCTAAAAATCCACAAAAATATGTAGGCAAACATAAACCTAGATATCGTAGTGGTTGGGAACTAACCTTTATGACATTTTGTGATACAAACAAAAATGTATTACAGTGGGCTAGTGAAGCAATAGCAATTCCATATCGTAATCCATTAACCGGCAAACCTAGTCAATATATACCTGACTTCTTTGTAGTATATCAAAATAGATTCGGCAAACAAATAGCAGAAGTTGTCGAAATCAAACCTAAAAAACAAAGTCTAATTGAAAGCAAAGTTGCAAGTGCTAAAGATAGAGCAATTGTAGCAGTTAATCATGCTAAATGGGCCGCTGCATCAGCATATTGTAAAAGTCAAGGATTAACCTTCAGAGTAATTACTGAGGATGATTTGTTTCATAATGGGCGTAAATAACTAAATATTTACATGACCAAAAAGTTAAACGAATTATTTGAACTTCCCGAGGAAGAAAAAGAAGCCAATCAATCTATTATTGAACGGGCAGAAATCGTTACTGCAACTGAGGAAGCCTTCAATAACCTTGAAAAAATTGAAAAAGCATTACCTGCTGTTCGTGGGCTAGAAGCAGCCGATAATGAAATGGACGGACTAGCAGAACTAGCCACTAATAGTTATAAAGACTTAATGGATTTGGGTATGCAAGTTGATAGCAGATATGCCAGTGAAATATTCAATAGCGCAGGTACAATGCTAGGTCATGCTATTACTGCAAAAACTGCCAAACTAAACAAAAAGTTAAAGATGATTGAACTTCAATTAAAGAAGGCTCAACTAGATCAAAAAATACAGTCCAATGGTCAAGAAATTGAAAACACGCCAGTCGGTGAGGGCAAGTCTTTAGATAGAAACGAACTACTAAAAATCTTGGCATCCAAAACCGAGACCAAATGATAAATACAAGATACGGGATTTATAAAATGAAAAGCCTAAAACAATATATTATGGAAAGTGTAAAGACATACAATTACACTATTAAAATCGCCGGGGATGTGGATAAGAACTTTTTAGATTTGTTTAAGATGAATTTACAAAAGTTTGATCCTGTACGTATCAGTGATCCTAAACAGACACCAGTACAAAAAGATCCATATGGATTCCCTAATTTAACTAATCAATCTGTTACAATTATTAAAGCAGATTTTCGTTATCCAGCAACTGAACCTATGATACAGCAAATTGCTCAATTACTTGGCTATAATGTCAATATGGTTAGAGTTGTTCAGGCAAACTTTGATGATAGTATTAATAGCGAAGCAGAAGGCTATGCTAACGAAGGTGAACATAGTCCATTATTAAATCATACAGAATTAGAAGAACAGCCTGATGCAAAGAAGGCTGCTAAAGAATACGGTGAGTCTTATCTATCAAGCGTGAAAGAACAAATGAAGGGTAATACTATTGATATTCCTTATGCGGGTCAAAAAACACCCGATGCATTTGATCCCTTTAAGCCTTATCTTGATGATAAATCAATGGGTGATAAAAGCCCAATGACAACTATTAAGCGTCCACCTAAGCCCGCAACAGGTGCTAGAGCATAATAAAGGAAACAAAAATGAACTTTAAAGAAATGTTAGAAACACTAAGCCAACTAAGTGAGGCTACAAAAGAAACTGGAAAGGGCCGTGTTCATACAGCTGAGCCAGGCGGATATGGACGCAAGTTTGATACCGATGAAGAGGGCGATGAAAAAAAAGACAAGGCACCCGCTGTGAAGCGTGGTCGTGGTCGTCCTAAGAAAGGTGCAGATGATTCAGGCGAAGTTAAGAAATATGATAACGCTAAGGCATTACAAAGTTTTATGATTGGTAATGTTCCTAAGAAATCTAAAGAATTAGAAAAGTTACCTAAGAAAAAGCATTCATTAAAAGAATATTTTGATGCGCTAGATGCCTCAATAAACGAAGCAGAACAATTAACTATCGAGCCAGCAAAACAAAATACTCAAGTTATTAAGCAAGGTTCACAGGTTATAGGTTCAGTAACTAATCCGACGTTAGCCGCAACAATAAAGTCAGCAATTGGCAAAGGTGAAATGACTTTAGCCGGTGATAAATTGGGCGAAGGCGATGATGACTATAGCGCCAAAAAAGCAAGAGCAGGAAAAGATATCGGTAAACCAGGAAAAGCATTTGCACAAATTGCAAAGAAGGCTGCTGAAAGATATGGTTCTGAAGAAAAAGGTAAAAAAGTTGCAGGCGCTATTTTGGCTAAGTTAAGAGCAAAAACAAACGAAGCTGATCAACCACCGAATGATTCACTATCTAGCCCATTGACAATGGAAGCAAAGACTAAACCTGATTATATAGATTTAGACAAAGATGGAAACAAAAAAGAATCAATGAAAAAAGCAGCATCTGATGCTAAACAAGATAAAAAGAAAGTTAATGAAAGTATGCATAAGCACACCTCTGCAAGACTTCTAGGCAAGGCCCATGCACTCGCTAAAGAAGGTTACAATTGCAAATACGAAGACATGGAAGAAGCAAAGTGTTATCATGAAGGTTATAAAGAAGGTCTTGATGAATGCTACGGTAAAGGTGTATACGAAGCAGCGCCTGCAACACCACCAGCAACTGTAGGTGGTATGGCAAATCAAGCAGAAGATATGGCTATGGAAGATGAGTTTGGTGAAGGAAATCTATTCACTGGTAATCTTGCTAAGGCCCGTGCAGCCGGCAAGTCACATGCTGATTTAGATGGCGACGGTGACCTAGAGAAGGTTTCAGAATTCGCAATGGCTTTTGAGAACTGGGATAACCAATTAAATCAGTTGCTTACTGAAAACGAAAAAGTTGAAGAAGGTATGACTGTTAGCATAAGCAAGGGTCAACAAGGCATGCCTGATTCAGTAAGTGTTTCTGCACAGGATCAAGAAGCAGATGCATTACTAGGTTTAATTAAGCAAGCAGGTTTAGGTCTATTTGGCGGAGAAGATAAACCTAATTTAGGTTTAATGCCTGCACATGATCATGAGCCAGCAGAAATTGGCGCACAGGGTGACAACATTGATGTAGTGGGTGATCATGATGGCATGATGGCCCTCATCAAGAAGGTTACTGGCGGTCATGATAGTGACTATGCTGATGAAGAAGGTGATCATGGGCATGACCATGAAGAACCATGCGAAGCATGCGGCGAATCTAGTTGCAAATGTGACGAAGAATCTGAAATGGTTGAAGATGAAACTCTAGACCAGCGTGAGGAAGAAGTTGCGGAAGACCTAACAACTGACCCACAAGCAGATGAAGAGGCAGAAGCAGAAGAAGATAAAGCATTAGCCACAGTAGATGCAGCACAAGACGCCGCAGATAAAGAAGAACAAGTAACTGAATGGGCTAATGATGCAGGACAGGATACAAGTGATGAACAAACAATGATGGATCCTGACTTTATGATGAACACAATCACTAGCGGTCTTAACAAGAAAAAGCGTGATGTAGGTGGCAACGGACAGTCTACAGTACCTGTAACTGTTGTCAGAACTAACGAATCAGTTGATGACTGGATGAGATTAGCAGGTATAAAATAAATTATATCTATTCAAAATACCCGGTTCGCCGGGTATTTTTTTGGGGTTTGTGTTTATAATAAAACGATAAATACAAGATAAGGTAGAATAGATATGGCCCAACAAAATATTGATTTCGGCACGTTTCCCGACGATCCAGATGCAGATCCTATTAGAGTTGCGTTTCAAAAAGTACAAGAAAACTTCAATGAAATTTACTCGGGATTAGCCGGACAAGCAGTATTATCTGTAAACAAAACACCAGGTGCAGGTATAACTGTCAATGCACCTACAGGAAACGTTGTTGTAAGTGCAAACATTGCATGTGTACAAGTTTCAACATCCTCACTAAGTATAGGTAGAGATGGTAACGGCAGTAATAGTGCATTAATTACAAGTTCAAGTCAAACATTAGTTGTTGATATTAATCCCGCAAACGTATTTTCAAATAATTTCGCAGCAGTTGGTGGCGGCCTAGCCAACATTACCGGTACACTTACTTCAAACTCTAACGCACAACCTAATATTACAAGTTTAGGAACACTTACTGGATTAAATGTAAATGGAAATATTGTTGCTGCTAACATCACAAGCAACGGTGCAGTTGTTGCTAATTACTTTGTTGGTGACGGCGGAAATCTTACTAATGTATTTGTACCTGCTAATAGTTTAATACAAAATGGAAATAGCAATGTTAGTGTTTTAGCGAATGGTAATGTATTAGTTGCAGTCGCAGGCAATGCTAATGTAGTAGTGTTTACTGGAACTGGTGCAAATATAACAGGATATCTAACTACCTCTAATGATATCACAACATCTTCAAACCTTAGTGCAGGTAACGCTAACTTAGGCAATGCGGTAGTAGCAAACTTCTTTATTGGTAGTGGTAATAATTTAAGTAATATTCAATCAGGAAATATTACAGGCATTGTTGCCGCTGCAAGCATAGCGAATACAGTAGTTGATAACGCACAGCCCAACATTACAAGTTTAGGTACACTAACTGCATTGGCTGTATCTGGAAATATATCTGCGGCAAACGCAAATTTAGGTAATACTGTATCAGCAAATTATTTTTCAGGTGACGGTGGATACTTATCAAATATTAATGCGTCCAACGTTGGTACTGTCGCTAATGCTAACTTTGCCGCATATGCAGGTAACGTGACAAATGCAAGTCAACCTAATATTACAAGTTTAGGAACATTAACAAGTTTGGGTGTGACTGGTGACATAACCGCCGGTAATGTTTATTCTAATGCAGGTACTATAGGCGCAAGTTTATTAACTGGCACATTAACAACAAATGCACAACCTAATATTACAAGTACAGGTACATTAACGAGTCTTGCTGTCACAGGTAACATAACAGCAGGCAATGCTAACTTAGGTAATGCTGTAACAGCCAATTACTTTATAGGTAGTGGTAATAATTTAAGTAATATTCAAGCATCAAACATAACTGGTACTGTTGCAATTGCAAC